TTACCCATTGGCGCGGCTTAAGAGCTTATTTTTGAATTCACAATGGTCACGATATAACCATCTTGCTCGCCCGTGGATAACTTTGGCTTTTGGCAGGTCGCCGGACTTAATCCGGTCATAGATGAAGGTTTTACCGAAGCCAGTATCGGCCATGATGAATTTCAAATCAACCAGTGAATCAGGCTGTAGTTCGTGTTGCATGAGTGCTATCTCCGAATAGGGAATCGAACCTGCAAATCAGGCAATAAAAAACCGCCATCAGGCGGCTTGGTGTTCTTTCAGTTCTTCAATTCGAATATCGGTTACGTCTGCATGTGCTATCTGCGCCCACAGCATCCAGTGGTCATAGCAGTCGTTGATGTTCTCTGCTTCGATAACTCTGTTGAATGGTTCTCCATTCCATTCACCTGTGACTCGGAAGTGCATTTATCATCTCCATAAAACAAAACTCGCCGTAGCGAGTTCAGATAAAAGAAATCCCCGCGAGTGCGAGGATTGTTATTCACCTTTGACGGCAAGTTGAAGGTTAGCCACGGTTAACCTCCTGCGGCGGCTCTGGTAGAGGCATCCATCTGATTACATCGCAATTACGTAGGCTGATGTCATCTCCAAGCCATCCTTGACCTTTAGACCAGCATTGCACGTAATACCCGTCTTCGGCGTCAACTACGCACCACTGCGCGTCGTTCGGCATTCGCTCACTACAGCTTATCCAACCATCCGGAGTCACCGGAAGCGAGAACGGCAGCACATCTCTGTGAACAAGTTTTTGCTGTGACAGGTTATCCAGAACTTTCTGTACTGCTGCATCACCGAATACACCAAGCGCATCTGCCATAACTCCTACAACCTGATAAGCCTCAGCGCATACCGTGGATAAACCATCCGGAATATCCGGATAGTTGCCTGCCAGTCTACGCAACACAGCCTTAACGGCCTCAATACGGTCATCATCGCAACTTTCCGCCGTATCTATGCGGTCGAGCATGATGATGGCGTTATCAATATCAGGATTGCCGGTCCACTCATTACCGCGATTGGATTCGGCAGCCTGGTTACCAGATGCGGGTTGATTGTCGGCCTTACCCAGCCTGTCGTCGCTGCATGAATGCCCTTCCAGCCAGGCCAATGCTTGTCGCATGAAATACGCAATATGTTTGCCGTGGTAATCGTCTTCATCGATGTGAAAAGCGATACTGCGGATGTATTCAATTGCGTTTTCGATGGCCTCTAACGCTATCGGCGCTGGCGGAGTGGTATATAATTTTCGACATTTGTATATCCAACCGGCATGGTCAGGCGTGTCTGTAAAGCGCAAATCGTCTTCGTAGCACTCACGACTTCGTTCTTTCCATTCCGTCCACGGAACACCGCTATTCCAAGTGGGGCGAGTGCAGGACTGATACAGAACAGGCTCTGCTTCCAGCGATGCCAGTGCAATCCGTGCCAGTTCCATTTGTTCACCACGAGTAAGCCCGTTTTCAAGCGGATTTTTAATGAACAATTCAATACGTTCTTTGGTAATAGTGGTTATGTGTTAGTCCTCTGTAGCAGGTGATACGCCGTAGTTGCATTCTTCATAGAATATGTCTCTGCCTATTTCTTCGGCATCCTCTGGCGTGTCTGCTTCAAACTCAACAACCTTGCAATCATTAAATCCTTCGATAGTCACGATGTACTTAGCCATATCACTCTCCTTTGATGCGAATGCCAGCGACGCGTAATGCGTGTTCTAGGTCAATCAGGTAAAGCCAACTGCCATTTTCTTTAGGTATCATGACATGTCGCTCATCTGCATTTATCGGGTGTCCATATCGAAGGTCGTAGCGAGTCGGTAATTGAACTTCCCGCGCTTCCAGTTCAGCAATACGCTTCTCTGCGGCCTCTGCCCTGCATTGTTCCCGTTGGAACATTTTGTGGGTGCGGTCGAGCGCCTCAAGTCTAGCTGCTGATGTTTTCTCTTCTGCTTCAAGCTCAACTCTCAGCTTCCCTACCGTTAGCGCAATATCCTCGTTCTCCTGGTCACGAGATTTGATGTATTGCTGGTTTCTTTCCCGTTCATCCAGTAGTGCCAGCACGGTTTCTGGTCCGGCCAGAAATTTGAAGGCGTTGAGCGCATCAATATCCACACCGTAATCTTTAAGTTCCTGTTCACTTAACAAATCATCATCAGCTGGCAACATTAACAGGCGTTCCATTGCTGGAATTGCACGTTCCGCCGCCTCACGCAGTGCCTGGTAATTAATTTCGCTCATTGGTTGCCTCCTTTGCGAAGCTGGGCAGCGAACCTATCAGCTGCATCCGCGCAAGCAGAAGCAACGGAATCAAAAAATGGATCATCTCCTGTATCGCGCATCGTCAAAGCGAATGCCTCCACCCCTTGTGCCTGTATTTCTACAAGGGATGCCTTAGATGTACTGCTTTTCGCCTCGCCTAATTCGTTATGAGCGATGTTCGCTATACATGCGATGTCTATATCTGGATGATTAATTGGGCAATGGCTAAGAATTGCCTCAAGTGCTGCTTTTTTGCTTTGGCATTCCGCCACCAGCGCCCCGCAATTGCTTTCCAGCTCTGCAATACACTTTTTAGCGGCTTCAAGCTCAACTCTCAGCTTCCCTACCGTTAGCGCAATATCCTCGTTCTCCTGGTCACGAGATTTGATGTATTGCTGGTTTCTTTCCCGTTCATCCAGTAGTGCCAGCACGGTTTCTGGTCCGGCCAGAAATTTGAAGGCGTTGAGCGCATCAATATCCACACCGTAATCTTTAAGTTCCTGTTCACTTAACAAATCATCATCAGCTGGCAACATTAACAGGCGTTCCATTGCTGGAATTGCACGTTCCGCCGCCTCACGCAGTGCCTGGTAATTAATTTCGCTCACTGGTTGCCTCCTTTGCGAAGCTGGGCAGCAAAGTCACGGATAGTGTCATCAAGGTCTGGGCACAACAGATGGTCAGCAAACATCTCCACGCCCTGCGCCCGTACTTCAGCCAGAAAAGCATCGGTGGCTTGGGTTTCAGTAATATCATCTTCCCATTCGCTAAACTCCTCACGACAAAAGTCATTAAATTCCTTCTCAGATTGCTTAAGCGAGGAATTTTCAGCAGCCATCTTCGCGCATTTAGCCTCAAGGTTATCAATCGTGATTCCAGCAGAACGACACTCCCGCAACGCCGTTTCCAGTTTTGATTCAAGTTCACCGAACTTACGGACAAGATATTCAGCATTTGTTTCGTTAACCTTTAAATCTCGGGGGATGCATTTCCCTTTCAGAAATCCATCCATCTCAATTAGTGACATTTGTTTCATTTCTTCCCACTCCGCCACATCGCATTCAGATATTTGTTTTGATTCACTGATGGAAAAGAATTTCTCTTAAGTAATTCCTCTCTCGATGGCATTGGCTTTACGCGTTGGCGAATAATCATTTCTGCCGGAAGAATGCCGGGATTGTATGCAAGTCCTCTCATGGTAAATTCCTCAGTCATTACTGGTAGCGCCATAGCGTGAGCGGTAATTACGCAGGCGCGGGTCGATATATTCAGGGAGTTTGTCTATTGTCGCTTTTCGCAACGGTCTCATTGCTGTTTCGTTTGTTCGGTCCTTCTCCTGTTTTAGCGCGAGTTGTATATCGCGTCGGTACATCCGTTCTGCTTTTGTTTCTGGTGTCAGAGCAAGAAACGCGTCGAAATTGTTTTTGATATTCTCCAGCACCTCCGCCTTGGAGCTACCGGAGCAGTTGCGCGGGTCATCCGCACCATACAGAGGCGCTGGCATAATTAAATCCTTATTTTTCTAAATCAGAATGGGATGGAATCGTCGTATTCAGGATTATTTTGATGATTGCTACTTTGCTGCTGTTGGCTGTTTCCTGAAGTTGCAAATCCAATCTTTGCATTCAGTAATTCAAGAGTGATTGATTGACCATTTTGCCCCTGATAAACATCAACCCTGATGTTTTCTCCGGTAATTTCCACAATGCAACCTTCAACAAGAACACTACGGTAGTAATCCGCTTGCGCTCCCGGCTTGGCAAATACAACGGCGCTGTAGTTTGTCCATTCTTTCTTTTTTGTCTGGCGATCGTAATACTGAGCGCCAGCACGGATGTTGAATCCGATATTTTCCCCGGCCTGAAACTCTCTTGCGGGCTTGTTTAGTCTTACAGTAATCGAATGTGCCATTAAGCAGCCGCTCCTTCTAATTCGTCTCGTCTGATGTTGTAAACGTCCTGCGCTTTGTGCTGCTCAGGTGTGCCTTCGAGCATCTTCCACGCTTTGGCGAACGCCTGTTTAAGCTCTTCTACGGTGTTTTTCTGCAATGCTGCGTCAGTGAATGCTTTTAGAACCTGTTCAGGTGTAGGTGATGGTTTTGATTGCTTTGCTGCTGCGTTCTGCTGATGTTTATGCTCGTCGGTATCTGCATCTTTTGCATCATCAATGCCGAACAAACCATTGAGGCAATACTTGCGTGCATAAGAGCTTGTAGCTCCCGTAACTTGTGCAGAATCCATTCCTTTCTTGCTTTCTTCCTCTCGTGCAAGAGCGGTTGCCGTATGACTGTTTTCGCCATCGGTAATAGTTGCCGTGGCTTTCACGTAATACCGATCACCAATCAACACAACTTCATCGCTGATTGATAAAAACAGACCATTCAGTAACGGCTTAACGCCTTCAAGAATATCTTCGCAGCTTCTGTATTTATATTTACCGAATGAGTTGTACTGATTTTTTGGCGCGTTCAGATTCTCCTGAATAGCTGCCAGTCTTGCGTAAAATTCTTTGCTCATATGTTTGTTCTCAGAATGGACACGGCCCAAGGAAATAACGCTGATTTAATACTTCGACTCGGGACAAATTAAGGCATACCCGCATTCCTTCGCGGTCGCCATTATGGCGATACCAGAGAGCTTTCTGCGTGTACATGCGTCTCTGTAACTTGCTCTCCTTCACTGTGGTTGCAAGTGACATGAATATCTCCTTCGTTACCGATTAATTCTTTCATCTGACGAATGAATTCTTCGTCTGACCAGTTATCTGTAAAACTCATTTCCTGTGATACCACGGAAGGTTGATAGCTGATTTCATCGCTTTATTTGCTTCAAGCCACATTTTTGAATCACCAATAAATCTGGCTATTACTGCTTTGTTTTGTGCTGCACGAAGCATCTGGTGATTGATGGCTATTTCATTGCGCATAACGCCTCCAGTTGTTTCTTTGCTGCTCTGATTAATTGTTTAACTCGGCGTGATAATTCAGATTCGTGCGGGTAGAAAGCGGACATGACGCCGCTACCCGCGAGCTGAAAGTGCATCATGGGTAACTCCTTATATTTGATTGCATAACGAAAACGCCTCGAATGAAGCGTTATTGGTATGCATATAAAAAGGCCCTCACACTGGAGGGCAAAGAAGATTTCCAATAATCAGAACAAGTCGGCTCCTGTTTAGTTACGAGCGACATTGCTCCGTGTATTCACTCGTTGGAATGAATACACAGTGCAGTGTTTATTCTGTTATTTATGCCAAAAATAAAGGCCACTATCAGGCAGCTTTGTTGTTCTGTTTACCAAGTTCTCTGGCAATCATTGCCGTCGTTCGTATTGCCCATTTATCGACATATTTCCCATCTTCCATTACAGGAAACATTTCTTCAGGCTTAACCATGCATTCCGATTGCAGCTTGCATCCATTGCATCGTTTGAATTGTCCACACCATTGATTTGTATCAATAGTCGTAGTCATACGGATAGTCCTGGTATTGTTCCATCACATCTTGAGGATGCTCTTCGAACTCTTCAAATTCTTCTTCCATATATCACCTTAAATAGTGGATTGCGGTAGTAAAGATTGTGCCTGTCTTCAGGCTCGGTGGTTCTCGTGTACCCCTACAACGAGAAATCGGATAAACTCTATTCACCCCTACAGAGAGCAAAAGAGAAACGCCGATGAACAACTCATGGTGGCAGGAACTAATGCATTTTTTCCTGCAAGGAATGACACTTAAACAGTTGATTCATATGCTAATCATCCTGATCATATTGATTATTGTTATGCCGGTAAGCGTAAAAGAATGGATAAACCTGCATAATCCAGAAATCCTTCCTCATTACTGGATGTATTACATCCTGTTGTTTTGCGTTAGCTATGTGCTTAACGGCGTTGTTAATTCCGCTTATCACGCTGTGACTGAAAGAATTGAGGTATTCGCTGCTCAGAAGCGCAAATCTAAAGAAGAAAAATATGTGCAAGATTTGTTTGATTCGTTAACTCTTGGAGAAAGAGCGTATTTGGCATTCGCTGTAGCCGCTAATAACCAGCTACAAACGGAAAAGGGCGCTCATGAATCAATTTCATTGCTCAAAAAAGGACTCCTCGTTCGAAGGCCTCCTGCTGTTGGATATCCTGATACCGACCGTTTCGTTATCCCTGAAAGCTATAGACATGAGTGCTACATTAGGTTTGCCGGGAAGGCAGACAGCCTTATGGATGAACTTATCGCTCAGGATAAGCATGGCAAAAACAAGTAATTAGCAAATGAATTTATCATCTCGCCGTCAGTTGTTTTGATTTCCGGTAGCCTGCCGCGTAAAGAGCTACGTTCGGAAGACAAGTTGAACCTTCATATTTTCTGGTCAACGTTGTCAGAGTTATCACTTCTGCTCTCATTGCTGGTTTGAGCTTGCATTGCAAGACCACTCGTGAAGGGGTTGGCCTGTGTAGCTTGTCGGAGCTGATCGCCTCCTGACTTTGCAGATTTGCGCGACGAGCTCTACGGCGAGAAGCTGCGGTGCCTTTAAATTCTGTTTTTCTGGACATGGATTCCTCCCGAATAAACTTTGGCGATGCAATCTCGAAGCTCCTCCTGAGACGGTTGCTTCGGCATTGCATCCCACAGCTTATGTGGTTGGGTGATCTGGCTTTTCAGCCACGTAGTCGAGAGTCGACGTTGTTTAAAGAGCCTGCCAGTCTGTTCCATTTGGCTTCCAGCGTCCTGCTGACGGTTAAATAGTACGATATGTACTTTACAAGATCAATACAATTTGTTGTAAGTTGGCGTGGTTTTTTATAACGCTTTGTATTTAATAGTGTTGTTTTTTAGCGTGGATGTATTGCCTCGGCGATGTAAGGAGAGATCAGAATTGCGTGGTTTAGTGGGTTGCATCTATTTATTTTTCAATAAATATAATTGGTTATGTGTTTTTAGGTGGGCGAACGTGAGGCAAAGAAAACCCGGCGCTGAGGCCGGGTTGTATTATGCTGCAAGTCTCTTAACCCAAGTCTCTCTTTTGGAGAATGGTAGAACTTGGCTTGATTCATGGAAGAGTAAGGAGAGTTGTTGCATTTGATCACCAATTGCTTCGCTGTCTATAACAACAAATCTGTTGTTATACTCCTCACTTGAAGCTTTAAGATCAATTAGTTTCCCAAGCAATGAGTAAGCACTATTCCAGCTTCCTCCGTGTTTCACGCTTGATGTAAAAACGTATTTAGGTATGTCGGTTTTTATTGTTACAGGGACGGTAATTTGATGTCCACTCAAGCCATATACGTTTTCACGAAGAGAAAGTGCGTCTCTAAGCTCTGTGTGATATAGATAATCAATAACCATACTTTCAAACTTTTCAGCTTGAACTGGCTGATACCAGTCTAACGACAAAGTTGATGCGAGTATACCAGCTCTAATTATGTTCGATGTAATCGCACCGACATCCTTTTCTGTTGCCCAAGCAATGATTTCTCCTCGAGCATTGAGTTCTGCGCCTTCTTTAAGCAGTAATTGTCGTATCTCATCAAGTCGTTTTTTGGTAAGCGAGATCCCTCTTGCCTCCATATTCATTAAGGCATCGCATCTGTCACTAACTAAATACCTACCATTGACTTCACGGATAAAGGCACCGACATGCTCTCCATCATCACAGTAAGTGAATGGACTGATAATTCTCAAGGTCTTGCCTATTGGATGGCATTCGAAACCTAGTTGTGAGATCACTGTTGAGCACATCATATTCCAAACCCCATTTGCCCCGACTCATCTTCAAGCGGTAAAGGTATTCTCCCAGAGTAAGTTATGTTCAGATGTTTACAGAAGTAATTCCAATACCCTACCAGGTCATCTGGGTTTATGTCATCTTCGATTGGAAACGCTATTCTATCACTATAGTATCCAGCTTCTTCATAGTATACATGGTAGTGAGCACCGTAAATGATATCTTGGTACTTCGGATGATCGACCTTGTAACTATTCGTGTGTTTGTCAAAGTGATAGGTATCTACCGCGAAAACCCTCTTGTTATGATAGAAAGCAATAATATTTATTTTAGGGTAAGAAATCGGGTCATCAGGTTCTGAATCCTGATCTGGTTTCCATTTCAGTTCAAACTTTAGCCCTTGTATAGGTATACAATCCTCATCCAAGGGGATGATATGGGCTTGTAGCCACATATCAGAGCGACTTGGTTTCTGTTTCCATTTAACGCCAGAAAAGTTAACTATTTTTTTACAATAAAGTACTTTATCAACTTCTACTTGGCTTGGCTGATAATCATCTATTTTTGCCAATGTTTACCGCCCTGTAAATTGTAGATAAAAGTGGTTTCATCACCCAAACGTCTCTTCAGGCCATTGGCTGGCGATAACTTTCCCCACAACGGAACAACTCTCATTGCATGGGATCATTGGGTATTGTGGGTTTAGTGGCTGTAGAAACACCTGACCGCTATCCCTGATCAGTTTCTTGAAGGTAAATTCATCACCACCAAGTCTGGCTATGCAGAAATCGCCGGGCTCAACAGCTTGCTCAGGGTCAACCAGAATTAACATCCCGTCAGGAAAGCTGGGTTTGGAACCTGTTGGTGCGGTCATTGAGTTACCTTCAACCTCAAGCCAGAATGCAGAGTCACTGGCTTTTTTGGTTGTGCTTACCAATCTCTCCGCATCGCCTTTGGTAAAGGTTCTGAGTTCTGGAGAGAACATCCCAGCCTGAACATGAGAAAATACAGGGTACTCATATTGTTTTTTAACTGGGGCCGATGAGTATTCGCCAACAGGTGAAAATGTCCCGTCGTGGTTGAATGATATGTTATCAATACCAAGGTATTTAAACACCACACCAATATCACTAAGAGATGGATGACGAGATCCGCGCAACCAGTGTCCAATCCCACCCTGCGTCATACCTAGCTCTTCGGCTAACTTCTCTTGAGTTATGCCGAGCTCTTTCATTCTGGATCTAGCCAGTTCATACCATTTCATTTTCATGTCCTTATTATTACGCTCTGTACTGGAACCATCCATGCACAATGTGTATTTTTACTTGTATTCGCAAAGTACATATTGTATTTTTTTATTCGTGTTTACTATGGAGGGCATATGAGCAACCTACGAAAATATCGAGAGTCACTGAATATCTCTCAAACAACACTTGCTAAGGCAGTTGGATGCACACAGGGAGCTATCGGACATTGGGAATCTGGTCGTCGCTTCCCAGACCTTAAAACATGCCGTGCTCTTGTTGCGTGCCTAAACAAGTTAGGCGCAAAAGTCAGTCTTGATGACGTGTTCCCGCCGGAACACAAAGCCGCTTAATAAGCGGATCCGCTCTTTGTAACAACGGACATTCGTCCTACGTCGCTGAAAAGCGAGTTCCAAGATATCTGACCAACTAAGGCCATATGCGTTTCCACGCATACCTTTCAACTAACTATTCACTATTGGAAATCTTAAGAAATGGAAAGAACAAGTTACAGCAAACTATCACAGCGTGACGTTGATCGCGCAGAAACAGATTTACTTATCAATCTGTCAGCTATTACCCAGCGCGGTCTGGCAAAGATGATTGGCTGTCATGAATCGAAGATAAGCAGAACGGACTGGAGATTTATTGCTTCGGTCTTGTGTGCTTTCGGAATGGCATCAGACATCAGTCCGATTAGCAGGGCTTTTAAGTATGCGCTTGATGGACTCACCAATAAAAAACGCCCGGCGGCAACTGAGCGTTCTGAACAAATCCAGATGGAATTCTGAGGTCATTACTGGATCAATCCACAGGAGTCATTATGACAAATACAGCAAAAATACTCAACTTCTGCAGAGGTAACTTTGCCAAACAGGAGCGTAATGTGGCAGATCTCGATGATGGTTACGCCAGACTATCAAATATGCTGCTTGAGGCTTATTCAGGCGCAGATCTGACCAAGCGACAGTTTAAAGTGCTGCTTGCCATTCTGCGTAAAACCTATGGATGGAATAAACCAATGGACAGAATCACCGATTCTCAACTTAGCGAGATTACAAAGTTACCCGTCAAACGGTGCAATGAAGCCAAGTTAGAACTCGTCAGAATGAATATTATCAAGCAGCAAGGCGGCATGTTTGGACCAAATAAAAACATCTCAGAATGGTGTATCCCTCAAAACGAGGGAAAATCCCCTAAAACGAGGGATAAAACATCCCTCAAATTGGGGGATTGCTATCCCTCAAAACAGGGGGACACAAAAGACACTATTACAAAAGAAAAAAGAAAAGATTATTCGTCAGAGAATTCTGGCGAATCCTCTGACCAGCCAGAAAACGACCTTTCTGTGGTGAAACCGGATGCTGCAATTCAGAGCGGCAGCAAGTGGGGGACAGCAGAAGACCTGACCGCCGCAGAATGGATGTTTGACATGGTGAAGACCATCGCGCCATCAGCCAGAAAACCGAATTTTGCAGGGTGGGCTAACGATATCCGCCTGATGCGTGAACGTGACGGACGTAACCATCGCGACATGTGTGTACTGTTCCGCTGGGCATGCCAGGACAACTTCTGGTCCGGTAACGTGCTGAGCCCGGCCAAACTCCGCGACAAGTGGACCCAGCTCGAAATCAACCGTAACAAGCAACAGGCAGGTGTGACAGCCTGCAAACCAAAACTCGACCTGACAAACACTGACTGGATTTACGGGGTGGATTTATGAAAAACATCGCCGCACAGATGGTTAATTTTGACCGTGAGCAGATGCGTCGGATCGCCAACAACATGCCGGAACAGTACGACGAAAAGCCGCAGGTACAGCAGGTAGCGCAGATCATCAACGGTGTGTTCAGCCAGTTACTGGCAACTTTCCCGGCGAGTCTGGCTAACCGTGACCAGAACGAACTGAACGAAATCCGCCGCCAGTGGGTTCTGGCTTTCCGGGAAAACGGGATCACCACAATGGAACAGGTTAACGCAGGAATGCGCGTAGCCCGTCGGCAGAATCGACCATTTCTGCCATCACCCGGGCAGTTTGTTGCATGGTGCCGGGAAGAAGCATCCGTTATCGCCGGACTGCCAAACGTCAGCGAGCTGGTTGATATGGTTTACGAGTATTGCCGGAAGCGAGGCCTGTATCCGGATGCAGAGTCTTATCCGTGGAAATCGAACGCGCACTACTGGCTGGTTACCAACCTGTACCAGAACATGCGGGCCAATGCGCTGACTGACGCGGAATTACGACGCAAGGCTGCCGATGAACTGACCTGTATGACAGCGCGAATTAACCGTGGTGAGACGATACCTGAACCAGTAAAACAACTTCCTGTCATGGGCGGCAGACCTCTAAATCGTGTTCAGGCGCTGGCGAAGATCGCAGAAATTAAAGCTAAGTTAGGACTGAAAGGAGCAAGTGTATGACGGGCAAAGAGGCAATTATTCATTACCTGGGGACGCATAATAGCTTCTGTGCGCCGGACGTTGCCGCGCTAACAGGCGCAACAGTAACCAGCATAAATCAGGCCGCGGCTAAAATGGCACGGGCAGGTCTTCTGGTTATCGAAGGTAAGGTCTGGCGAACGGTGTATTACCGGTTTGCTACCAAGGAAGAACGGGAAGGAAAGATGAGCACGAACCTGATTTTTAAGGAGTGTCGCCAGAGTGCCACGATGAAACGGATATTGGCGGTATATGGAGTTAAAAGATGACCATCTACATCACTGAGCTAATAACAGGCCTGCTGGTAATCGCAGGCCTTTTTATTTGGGGGAGGGTAAATCGTGGTTGAGTTGATTTTTTCTGCATTGAGGATTCTCGGTGCTATGTGGATGGTGGCGACGTTCATTGTGGTTGCCAGCAGTTTTGTCCGGTTGGTAGGCGAAGGTAAAGACCTGGTTGGTGTGCTTTTCGGTAGCATTTTTCTGTGGGTGATTATCGGTGTTATGCCTGTCGCTGTAGCAAAAATGGCGTGGCGTTTTTTGAGTTGAACTGAGGATAAGTATCGATGGACGAATCAAGAAAGCAGTTTGAAGAAAGTTGGTTGCGACGTGGGGGCGAATCTTCATACCTTATCCGTTACCCTGAAAATCACCATGAAATTGGCAGCGGTAATATTGGTGGTCAATACGTGATGGACGATGTTCAAGGCCACTGGCAAACGTGGCAGGCATCGCGATCAGCTATTGAAATAACCGCGCCAAAGTTTATCGACAGCAGAGAAGCATTAGCCAAAGGGTTTACTGTTGATTATTCCAATGGCTTCGGTGATGCAATGGATGCTTATGAGGAAAACATCCGCGCTGCTGGAGTCAAAGTGAAGGAGTAACGATGAAGCAAACAATCTTCCTCCGAACTAAGCAACAACAGCAAGCTGCAATAAATGCCATCCTCGCAACACCACTCGATAAAGACAAGCCAGTCACCATCCGCATTACTGACTACAAGCGCAACCTTGACCAGAACGCAAAATTTCACGCGATGCTGGCGGATATCGCACGTCAGGTTCAATGGTGCGGCAAATGGTTAAAACCAGAACAATGGAAGGTTTTGTTGATCAGCGGTCATGCAGTGGCAACAAAGCAGGAAGCTGATGTTTTGCCCGGGCTTGAAGGCGAATACGTCAACATTCGCGAAAGCAGCGCGCAGATGAGCGTGAAGCGCATGGCAAGCCTGATTGAGTACACAACAGCATGGGCTATTGGTCAGGGTGTCAGATTTACCGACAGGAGGTACGAATGAGGCGACAGCGACGAAGCATCACCGACATCATCTGCGAAAACTGCAAATACCTTCCAACGAAACGCTCCAGAAATAAACGCAAGCCAATCCCAAAAGAATCTGACGTAAAAACCTTCAACTACACGGCTCACCTGTGGGATATCCGGTGGCTAAGACATCGTGCGAGGAAAACAAGGTGATTGACCCAAATCGAAGTTACGAACAAGAAAGCGTTGAGCGGGCTTTAACGTGCGCTAACTGCGGTCAGAAGCTGCATGTGCTGGAAGTTCACGTGTGTGAGCACTGCTGCGCAGAACTGATGAGCGATCCGAATAGCTCAATGTACGAGGAAGAAGACGATGAATGAGTTAATAAATGGCAATGCCATCAAAATGACAAGCATTGAAATTGCTGAGTTGGTTGGTAAGCGTCATGACAATGTGAAACGTACCATCGAAACGCTGGCTAAAAATGGTGTTATCCGGCTTCCTCAAATTGAGGTTTCCGGAAGAATCAATAACTTAGGGTTCAATGTTCAGTACGAGCATTACGTCTTCGAAGGCGAACAAGGTAAGCGAGACAGTATTGTCGTTGTTGCCCAGTTGTCGCCAGAGTTCACCGCTCGCCTTGTTGACCGCTGGCGAGAGCTTGAAGAAGCTGCGGTTAATATCCCCAAAACGCTACCGGAAGCGTTGCGCCTTGCTGCTGATCTTGCTGAGCAGAAAATGCAACTGGAAAACCAGCTCGCAATTGCCGCACCTAAAGTTGAGTTTGCCGATCGCGTTGGCGAGGCCAGCGGAATTTTGATTGGAAACTTTGCAAAGGTTGTTGGAATTGGTCCAAACAAACTGTTTGCGTGGATGCGCGATCACAAAATCCTTATTGCTTCAGGTTCCCGGCGCAATGTGCCAATGCAGGAATATATGGATCGCGGCTATTTCACAGTGAAAGAAACAGCGGTCAACACAAATCACGGAATACAGATATCGTTCACCACAAAAATCACTGGGCGTGGTCAACAGTGGCTGACCAGAAAGCTGCTCGATAACGGAATGCTGAAAGTAACAGGGGAGGCTGCTTAATGGCTAACCTACGCAAAGAAGCGCGCGGCAGAGAATGTCAGGTACGTATTTACGGCGTATGCAATGGTAATCCTGAAACTACAGTTCTGGCACATTACCGGATGGCTGGAATTTGCGGAACGGGAATGAAGCCTGACGACCTGATCGGCGCATGGGCTTGTAGCGCGTGTCACGATGAAATCGACCGACGCACCCATAATCTCGACAACAAAGACGCCAGACTTTACCACCTCGAAGGCGTGATCAGGACGCAGGCGATACTGCTGAAGGAGGGAAAGATTAAGCCATGAACGAATATCAGTTTGTGCTTCCTTACCCGCCGTCGGTGAATACCTACTGGCGAAGACGGGGAAGCCAATATTACATAAGCGATAAAGGCCAGAAATACCGAAAAGACGTTCAGCAAATCATCCGCCAACTCAAGTTAGACATTTTCACCAAATCACGACTCCGCATCAAAGTCATCGCAGACGTTCCAGACTCCCGCCGCCGCGACCTCGACAACATCCTGAAGGGTTTACTCGACTCCCTTATCCACGCCGGATTTGCGGAAGATGACGAGCAATTCGATGACATTCGCGTAATTCGTGGCGTGAAAGTACCAGGCGGACGGCTTGGAATAAAAATCACCGAACTGGAGAACGCATGAACGCCACAATTCAAACGATACCAGAGCTTCTTATCCAGACACGAGGCAATCAGACCGAAGTGGCGAGGATGCTTTCCTGCGCAAGAGGAACAGTGCTCAAGTACAACCGAGACAGCAAAGGCGAGCGTCACGTAATAGTTAACGGCGTCCTGATGGTCACGCCAGGCAAAAAGGGAAGACGATGAGCATAAGAGAGCTAAACCTCACCAAAGAACAGCACGAGTGGCTGAATGGCTGGCTTGAACTGTGGGGCGCATGGGTTTATTCAGGTCGTCTTGAAAAGCGTATGAGCAGCGTAATAGCGAAGTTCATGGAGAGCGTAGAGCCGGGAAGAGTTATGACAAGGCCAATGTGCAATGATGATGATGGAATGTTGATTTCTCAGGTCGTCGATTCCGTCATGTACATTGACAAAAAAGCCTTTGGCATCCTCCTCAGCTACTACGCTCATGGTTCATCTAAGCGAGCAATTGCATCCTACTATCACGCGACTGCAAAGCCACGCAAGATGTGTGGACGTGGTGGCGAGGGATGGAGAAAACCTTCAATGGCAACCTGTAGAAACGAAATTGACGACATCCTGAAAGCGTCGTTATTTGTTTTGTACCAGCCAATGCAAAATGCTTTCAAAATGCGTAAACGTGTTGAGAAAGTTAAGCATGTTGCTGTTAAAAGCCTTGACATGCAATTATCCATTTAGCCATAATTAGAAGGTAAGCTGCCGTTAGTGACTCTTAAGTTGCAACGGTGGCTTTTTTTATTTGGGTCAGTCGTATAAAGGTCATTACGGAAGGCTGTTAACCTTCTTATCGTGGTTCGAGTCCACGCTGTCCCGCCAAACATGCTGGTTTAGCTCCAATGGTAGAGCGGTCGCCTTGTAAGCGAATGGCTAGCGGTTCAAGTCCGTTAACCAGCACCATAACTGAGCCGTAGCCACTGGCTATCCTGAATTCATCAGTGATAGTTATGCTGCGGCCTTCTACACATGATCTTCGTGAAAGCGGGTGACAGGAGGTCGCGCTAACAACCTCATGCCGTTTTTCCCGTGCATATCGGTCACGAACAAATCTGATTACTAAACACAGTAGCCTGGATTTGTTCTATCAGTAATCGACCTTATTCCTAATTAAATAGAGCAAATCCCCTTATTGGGGGTAAGACATGAAGATGCCAGAAAAACATGACCTGTTAGCCGCCATTCTCGCGGCAAAGGAACAAGGCATCGGGGCAATCCTTGCGTTTGCAATGGCGTACCTTCGCGGCAGATATAATGGCGGTGCGTTTACAAAAACAGTAATCGACGCAACGATGTGCGCCATTATCGCCTGGTTCATTCGTGACCTTCTCGACTTCGCCGGACTAAGTAGCAATCTCGCTTATATAACGAGCGTGTTCATCGGCTACATCGGTACTGACTCGATTGGTTCGCTTATCAAACGCTTCGCTGCTAAAAAAGCCGGAGTAGAAGATGGTGGAAATCAATAATCAACGTAAGGCGTTCCTCGATATGCTGGCGTGGTCAGAGGGAACAGATAACGGACGTCAGAAAACCAGAAATCATGGTTATGACGTCATTGTAGGTGGTGAGCTATTCACTGATTACTCTGATCACCCTCGCAAACTTGTCACGCTAAATCCGAAACTCAAATCAACAGCAGCCGGGCGCTACCAGCTTCTTTCCCGTTGGTGGGATTCCTATCGTAAGCAGCTTGGCCTGAAAGACTTCTCTCCGAAAAGCCAGGACGCTGTGGCATTGCAACAGATTAAAGAGCGTGGCGCTTTGCCGATGATTGATCGCGGTGATATCCGTCAGGCTATCGACCGTTGCAGCAATATCTGGGCTTCTCTTCCGGGCGCTGGTTATGGTCAGTTCGAGCATAAGGCTGACAGCCTGATTGCAAAATTCAAAGAAGCTGGCGGAACGGTCAGAGAGATTGAGGTATGAGCAGAGTCACCGCGATTATCTCCGCTCTGGTTATCTGCATCATCGTCTGCCTGTCATGGGCTGTTAATCACTACCGTGATAACGCCATCGCCTACAAAGAGCAGCGCGATAAGGCCGCATCCACAATTGCTGACATGCAGAAGCGTCAACGTGATGTAGAAGAACTCGACGCCAGATACACAAAGGAGCTTGCTGATGCTAACGAGACTATCGAAAGCCTCCGTGCTGATGTTTCTGCTGGTCGTAAGCGCCTGCAAGTCGCCGCCACCTGTGCAAAGCCAACGACCGGAGCCAGCAGCATGGGCGATGGAGAAAGCCCAAGACTTACAGCAGATGCTGAACTCAATTATTACCGTCTCAGAAGTGGAATCGACAGGATAACCGCGCAGGTTAGCTACCTGCAGGAATACATCAGGACGCAATGCCTGAAATGATCGGGCGATGAAAACCAAAAAAACAGGAGCAATATATGACTAAGCTTTATCACCGCATCTCAACTTTTCTCTCTGGGTGCTGGGCGTTTATCACGTCTATTTCGTTCGCCATCTTTAGTTTCGGTAGCACAGCATGCTCGCTTAGTCGGGGTATGTGGCGTGCTATTTCAGCACTAGCGCCGAAATTTTTACCTGAAAAGGCTGTTTGGCGAATTGTAGAGCGAATGTGTAGTGAGAGCGTTCGCGAGAAGATTAACGTATTTGGACGTCATCCTCGAAATACAGGCGCATTGTGCAGTTCGTTACTGTAGTCATTACAAAGCCCATCAATGGGTGGGCTTGATAATGAAACCGGAATTTATTCTGGGCAACCAGTTACGGCAGTACCGCGAAACAACCCAAGCCAGTAAGTGGGGAAATAACACTGGCAGCCACTGAAAGATGAACCTCCTGCCTTATGGCAAAAAAGATTCTTTGTGGTGGCGGACTGATGGAAAGACATCCGCTGAATCGATAACGAACAAGTGGAAGATGTTGCGATGGTTTCCGTAAACAAAGACCAGAAGGAAGGCGTTGAATATATCACTGGTGCTGATGGTGTGAAAAGGCCAATGGCTTATTACAAAGCGGCTGAAGAGAGGGCAAGAATGGAAAATCCCCCTAAATGCGGATCATTTTTCGACATACTGGACCTTCAATGGAAGTTGTGAACAACTAACAGGTCGCCCAGGCGGCCTTTTTTATTGCTATCACAAAAGCCATTCCTTACTGAGTGGCTTTGATAATGGCTTATACCCTACACGGGATAACTTAACTGATATCCCTTTTAACGGATAAACGGAGCCAACAATGGCAGAGATTATTCCCATGACTGAAGAACAGAAATTCCAGTTAGAGATTTACAAACTGGTCATGAACCAGAACGCAGCCGCAGAAGAAGCATTTCAATTCATTGGCACTGACGAACTGAAGCTTGAGCTATTCAAAATTCACTTCCAGTCAGGCGGCGCTAATTCGGATATCACGACCCGCACTATCGAAGCGGTGCGTAAATCGAAGGAAGCGTTAGACCTGTTCACTACCGGAGCGTAAACATGGCAACTCAAGGTTTCGACAACCCATCCAAATTCCGCGATGAATGGGATAAGCAAGCAGAAGGGAAATAATCAATATGGCGACTGAGAAAAAGAAAGGTGGTCGCCCCTCTGATTATATGCCGGAGGTGGCTAATGACATTTGCGCATTGCTTTCCTCCGGTGAGAGTCTGCGCAAAGTTTGCGAACGCCCAGGAATGCCGAGCAAAACATCAGTTTTTCGCTGGCTGGCTGAACATCAGGAGTTTCGTGACCAGTACGCGAAGGCAACAGAGACTCGGGCCGACTCTATTTTCGAAGAGATATTCGAAATTGCTGACGACGTAATCCCTGATGCTGCCGAGGTGGCAAAGGCAAGACTTCGCGTTGATACCCGCAAATGGGCGCTGGCCAGAATGAATCCCCGTAAGTATGGCGACAAGGTAACTAATGAGCTTGTCGGCAAAGACGGCGGCGCAATCCAGATTGAAACATCACCGATGAGCACTCTATTCGGAAAATGACCTCGATTAATCCTATCTTTGAACCGTTCATTGAGGCGCATCGCTACAAAGTCGCCAAAGGCGGTCGAGGTAGCGGTAAGTCATGGGCAATTGCGAGGCTTCTTGTTGAAGCGGCGCGTCGGCAGCCTGTGCGTATTCTTTGCGCTCGTGAGCTGCAAAACAGTATCAGCGATTCGGTAATCAGGTTGCTTGAAGACACCATCGAGCGTGAAGGGTATTCGGCTGAGTTTGAAATTCAGCGTTCAATGATTCGTCATCTCGGAACGAATGCTGAATTCATGTTCTACGGCATCAAAAACAACCCGACGAAGATTAAATCGCTCGAAGGCATTGATATCTGCTGGGTGGAAGAAGCGGAAGCGGTAACAAAGGAATCGTGGGATATCCTGATACCAACCATCCGCAAGCCGTTTTCCGAAATATGGGTGAGCTTTAACCCGAAGAACATCCTCGACGATACCTATCAGCGATTCGTCGTAAATCCTCCTGATGATATTTGTCTGCTGACGGTGAACTACACCGACAACCCGCACTTTCCTGAAGTTCTCCGTCTGGAGATGGAAGAGTGTAAACGCAGAAATCCGACACTGTATCGTCACATCTGGCTTGGTGAGCCAGTAAGCGCAAGTGATATGGCAATCATCAAACGTGAATGGCTTGAAGCCGCAACCGATGCGCACAAGAAACTCGGATGGAAAGCGAAAGGCGCGGTTGTCTCTGCGCATGACCCGTCAGATACAGGGCCAGATGCTAAAGGTTACGCATCGCGTCACGGTTCGGTGGTTAAGCGCATTGCCGAAGGCCTGCTGATGGACATCAACGAGGGTGCTGACTGGGCTACTTCGCTGGCGATTGAAGACGGCGCTGACCACTACCTGTGGGATGGCGATGGTGTCGGTGCCGGGCTACGCAGACAGACAACGGAAGCGTTCTCCGGCAAGAAAATCACCGCCACGATGTTCAAGGGCAGCGAATCGCCATTCGATGAAGATGCTCCGTATCAGGCCGGAGCATGGGCTGATGAAGTCGTACAGGGCGACAACGTTCGCACTATTGGCGATGTATTCCGCAATAAGCGAGCGCAATTCTATTACGCGCTGGCTGACAGGCTGTATCTGACATATCGGGCGGTTGTCCACGGTGAGTATGCAGACCCCGACGACATGCTGAGTTTCGACAAAGAAGTGATAGGCGAGAAGATGCTGGAGAAGCTGTTTGCAGAACTGACGCAGATTCAGCGCAAATTCAATAATAACGGGAAGCTGGAGCTTATGACTAAGGTCGAAATGAAGCAGAAGCTCGGTATTCCATCTCCTAACCTGGCTGATGCACTGATGATGTGTATGCATTGCCCGGAGTCGGCTGCGCAACCCGACTATTCCAGTTACTCAATTCCTTGTGGTGTAGGTTGATATGGCAGAAAAAAAGATGACTGACTGGCATCGCAAGGTGCTGTGCAACTTTGATAATGCCTGGTCAGCAACGCAGGATATGCGTGAGCAGATTATTGAGGCTCAACGTTTCGTCCGGGTGTCCGGCGCACAGTGGGAAGGCAGCACAAACGCTGGTTACTCATTTGATGAAGGCAGGTTTGAGCATTACCCGCGCTTTGAACTGAATAAGATTGCCCGTGAATGTGATCGCATCATTGGCGAGTATCGACAGAATCGCATCAGCGTTAAATTCAGGCCGAAGGACGATAAGGCATCGGAAGCGTTAGCCGAAAAGATGAACGGCAAATTCCGCGCTGACTATCAGGAAACATCCGGTGGCGAAGCGTGTGATAACGCATTTGATGATGCTGTAACAGGCGGATTCGGTTGTTTCCGCATGTGTGCCGATTACGAAGATGAAATGGACCCAAGTAACGAGCAGCGACGCATCAGCCTTCTTCCTGTTTACGACCCAGCGACATGCGTCTTCTTCGATCAGGACAGCAAGCAATATGACCGCTCTGATGCTATGTGGGCTATGGAAATGTTCTCCATGACGCCTAAAGCGTTCGAGGCTGAATACCCTGATTCCATCGCGGCAAGCCTTTCTCGTGATGACACTGGTACTCAGTATGACTGGTCAACGCCAGATGCCATCTATGTTGGACGCTACTACGAAGTTCGCATAGAGAAGGTGAAGCTCACGGCGTGGCGCAATCCTGTCAGCGGAGAAACGGCAATCTATGATGAAGAGCAAATCAAAGATATTGTCGACGAGCTGACCGATGGCGCATTCGAACTGATTGGTGAGCGAACGGTGAAGAAACGCCGCGTTTATTGCGGCCTTCTGTCTGGCGCTGAATGGCTGGAAGAACCGAAGCGTATTCCTGGCGAACATATTCCACTCATCCCGGTATATGGGCGTCGTTCATTTGTTGATAATCAGGAGCGAATCGAAGGCCACGCAGCAAAAGCGATGGATGCACAGCGTCTTGAGAACCTGATGGTTTCCATGATTGCAGATAACGCCACTCAGGCTGGCGGTGATGGCATTCCTGTAGTTGATGTTGACATGATTCCTGGCCCTCTCGCCACTCATTGGGCGGAGCGCAACAAAAAGCGCCCGGCGTTCCTGCCGATGGTCAGTCTGAAAAACAAAAATGGAGATATTACTGCGCAGGCTCAGGTCAGCAGTTATACACCTCCAACACAAATGCCTCCTGCTCTTGCCGGGCTATTACAGTACACCGGAACGGCTATTCAGCAAATTACAGGTGCGTCGCAGCTTGAGAACATGCCGAGCAACGTCGCCACCGATACCGTTGATAGCATCTTTAACCGGATGGACACGCAGTCCTATATCTACATGGACAACATGGCTAAATCCATGCGTCGCGCTGGCGTTGTGTGGCTTTCTATGGCGCGTGAGGTCTATGGAAGTGATACGCCGATGCGTATCGTTAATGAGGACGGCAGCGATGACGTGGCGCTGATGACTGGTGAAGTGGTTGACCGTCAGACAGGGCAGGTTATCGCTCTTAACGACCTTTCGCAGGGTAACTATGAAGTGACTGTCGATGTTGGTCAGTCGTTTGCTACTCGCCGTGATGCAACGGTTAAGTCGTTACTTTCCATGCTGGCACTTATCCCACCAGGAACGCAGAAGCACGACCTTGTATCGTCGATGATTCTCGACAATATGGACGGCGAAGGGATGGACGACCTTAAAGAATACAACCGCAATCAGTTGCTTCTGTCTGGCGTTATCAAGCCGAGAACGCCTGAAGAACAGCAGATGGTTGAACAAGCGAAACAACAACAGGCCAGTCAGCCAGATCCGGCTATGGTTGCTGCGCAAGGTCAGCTTCTTGCTGGTCAGGCTGAATTGCAGAAAGCGCAGAACGAACAAGCAGCCATTCAGGTTAAAGCATTCCAGGCACAGACGGATGCTCAGGTTGCTGCGGCAAATGTTGTGAAAATCCTCGCATCTGCCGATAGCCAGCAAAAATCTGATATCCGTGAGGCGCTGAAACTGCTCGGACAGTTCCAGCAACAGCAAGGAGACAATGCCCGTGCTGATGCAGAGCTTGTCCTGAAAAGTCAGGCACAGGGCCATGCACAACGAATGGACATCAGCAGCATCCTGCAAAAATCAACCCAGCAACAACCACAGCAGTAATTAACCAATAACGTGCAATGGCTGTCTTTATGAGGCCTGGCACCCTATTGCCTTCCGATGGGCTGAACATCGAGTAAACAGGGGTAACAAATGGACCAGATGGCAGAAAACACACCAGAAGTTGAAATCGAAACCGACGCGTCAGAGCAGATTCCTGATGATGTCGAACTGGCTGAAGAAGTCGAAACAGAAGATGGCAGTGAGTCCTCCGGCAATGATGCAGAGGAAGCTACTGAAACTGATGACGACGAATCAGAACAGGAATTCTACTTTGGTGACGAAAAGCTGGATTCGCCAACCAGCGAAGATGGCGCAGAGCATGGACTGGTAAAACACCTGCGCAAGACGATTAAAGAGAAAGACCGCGAGCTGAAAGAGCTGATGCGTCAGTCTCAGAAACCCGTCGAGCAGCAGCCGGTAATCACTCAACCACCGCGAATGCCAAAACTGGATGATGAGGACATCGGTTTCGATGAAGAAATCTACCAGCAACGCATGGCTAAGTGGGCAGAGGATAACGGCAAGTACCAGCAACAGGAGATGGCTCGCAAGCAGAAGGAGCAGGAGCTTCAGGCTGCCTATCAAGAGCGATTATCCAAATATCAGCAACGTGTTAAGGCTCTCAAAGTTCCTGGCTATCAGGAAGCTGAGCAGGCCGTACTCGAGGAAATCCCCATCGAGACACAAAACGCGATCCTGTTTGAGTCAGAGAAGCCGGAAATCGTTGTTCTGGCACTCGGTCGCAACGCTGAACTGCGCAAGCAACTGGCAGAAGCTACCAACCCCGTAGCAATTGGTCGTCTGCTGGAACGTATCGAATCGAAGGCCAGAATCATGCCAAAAGCAAAAACCACGGCAGCCACAACCCCGACAGTTAAGGGGAGCAACGGCGCAGTAATCAATAACCTCGACAAACTGAAAGCCAAGGCGCTGGAAACTGGTGACTGGACGCCGTATTTCGCCGCTAAAAAGGCAAAAAAATAACCTATCGGAGCATTAAGCATGGCTAACCAATTAGCAAAAGACCTTGAAATCATGTTCGAAAACTACGTTGAAGGCTTTGAGGCCGCCTGCGTAGTTTCCCGTAACGCTAAAAAATTCCGTCCCGGTGATACAGCAATGCAGCGAGCAGGTGATGTTCTGTATCGTCCGCAGCATTACCACATGAACATTGAGGAGGGCCTAGACCTCAGCGGCAAAACGCCAACAGCACTGGTTCAGCGCCTTGTTCCTTCTGTGTTCAAGGAGCCGAAAAACATTCTGTACACTCTGGATGCGCGTGAAATGCGTGACCCGGAACATAAAACTGAAGCTGGTCGCGCCGCAGGTATGCGCCTTGCTGCACAGATTGACTCGGACCTGATTTCCATGGTCACGCAGCGTGCTACTAACGTGATCACGATGGCTGACTCAACCACAGGCACACAGGGCCGTGATTTGTGGAACTGTGCGGCAGGTATTGATGCCACCATGACGGCGATTGGTGTACCGCAGGGTATCAATCGTCGCTCTTTCTGGAACCCCTTCAACTACAAAGACCTTGCTGGCGAGCTTGGTCACCGTGCCTATGCTCAGGGCGCAACCCTGACAGCATACGAAAAAGCGCAGATCCCTCCGGTTGCTTCCTTTGATAGCTACAAGACCGATATTTCCGGTCGTGTTCCGGAGGGTAAGACTGTAGAAAATGGCATTAAGCTGACTGAAGAACCTAAGCACAAGGTTGAAGCGAAAGATGTTAATGGTATGCCTGTTGATAACCGACAGGGGACAATTAAGGTATCTGCTGCGGGTTTGCAGGTTGGCGATGCGTTTACCATCGCAGGTGTGAATTCCGTACACCAGATCACCAAAGATACCACCGGGCAACCGCAGGTATTCCGCGTTCTGGCAGTAGACACAGCAGGAACCACCGTAACAATCTCTCCGAAAATTCTGCCGCCTAACAACACGGATACCGCCAGCCGTCCATATGCAAACGTTGATGCTAATGCGGCAAATAATGCAGTAATCACCATTCTCAACAAAAAAGCCGCACCGGCTAACCTGTTCTGGGCTGATGGTTCTGTTGAGCTGATGTACGGCAAACTGGCGTTCCCGACTGGTCAGGGTCCACAGGTAATGACTGCAACCACCGAGCAGGGCGCTACGCTGATCATGTCTTACGCCTTCGACCACATCAAAGGCGTAACCACTGCGCGTTTCACCACTCTGTACGGTTGCTCTGTACTTGTTCCTGAATATACGGGCATCGTTATTGCCGGGCAGTAATTTTATTGGGGCTTCGGCCCCATTTTTATTGGGAGAAGACAATGGCACGAACAATGCTCTATAAGCCTGGCAACATGATCACCTGTGGTCAGTTTGCTGTCGATTACATCATCGTTGATGACGAAGAAGTTAAATCTCACCTGAAAAAAGGCTGGGTAAAAACTCCTGAAGAAACCGCAACGAAGCAAAAAGTGGCTAAGGCGGAAGAAGATGGCGAAAACGAAGGGTGATCTCGTTCTAAAGGCTTTACGAAAAGCCGGGCTGTATTCCAATGCCACGTTGACAGATGCTGACCCTCAGGCAATTGAAGATGCCATTAATGACCTCGAAGACATGATGGCAGCATGGCAGGCTAAAGGTATCGAGCTTGGATATCAGTTTGCTGATACAGAAAACGGCATCATGCCGTTACCTGACGATGATTCAGGTATCCCTGCATGGGCAAATGATGGCGTCGCTTTGAAACTCGCTGTGCAAGTGTGCATGGATAACGTCATTCAGCCGTCAGACGCTCTCCTTACCGCTGCTGACAGTGCATATCAAACAATCTGTATCGCTTTAACCAAAATACCACCACTTGAGCGGCGAAATGATATGCCTCGCGGGGCGGGGTTAAAAAGCGCGTTTACGTGGAATCGGTTTTACATCGAGAAAGATGATCCGAGTACGTGAGGTGAATAAATGCCGATTCAGCAACTTCCGCTTATGAAAGGTGTCGGCAAAGACTTTAGAAACGCCGACTATATCGACTATCTGCCAATGAATATGTTGGCTACACCCAAAGAAATCCTGAACAGCAGCGGATATCTTCGCTCATTCCCTGGCATTGCCAAACGCTCTGATGTGAACGGTGTATCTCGCGGCGTCGAGTACAACATGGCGCAGAATGCTGTTTATCGCGTATGTGGTGGTAAGCTGTACAAAGGAGAAAGTGAAGTCGGTGACGTCGCCGGAAGTGGTCGCGTATCAATGGCGCATGGTCGAACATCTCAGGCTGTAGGCGTTAATGGTCAACTGGTCGAGTATCGCTATGATGGCACGGTTAAAACCGTCTCAAACTGGCCTACAGACAGTGGATTCACGCAGTATGAGTTAGGCTCAGTCCGCGACATTACGCGCTTGCGTGGGCGTTATGCGTGGTCAAAAGACGGCACTGATTCATGGTTTATCACTGACCTTGAAGACGAATCGCATCCTGACCGTTACAGCGCACAATATCGTGCCGAGTCTCAGCCGGACGGCATCATCGGTATCGGAACATGGCGAGACTTCATCGTCTGCTTTGGCTCATCGACGATTGAATATTTCTCCCTGACGGGCGCAACCACTGTTGGTGCCGCTTTGTATGTCGCCCAGCCATCGCTGATGGTGCAGAAAGGCATCGCCGGAACCTACTGCAAAACGCCGTTTGCTGATTCGTATGCGTTCATCAGCAATCCGGCAACAGGTGCGCCGTCTGTATACATCATCGGCTCCGGTCAGGTGTCACCAATCGCCAGCGCGAGCATTGAGAAAACCCTCCGCTCCTACACTGCTGATGAACTGGCTGATGGCGTGATGGAATCGTTGCGCTTTGATGCTCATGAGTTGCTGATTATCCACCTTCCGCGCCATGTTCTCGTGTACGACGCATCTTCAAGCGCCAATGGTCCGCAATGGTGTGTGCTGAAAACAGGCCTGTATGACGATGTGTACCGCGCTATCGACTTCATTTACGAAGGCAATCAGATAACGTGCGGCGATAAGCTGGAATCGGTTATCGGCAAATTGCAGTTCGATATCAGCAGCCAGTATGGGCTACAGCAAGAACACCTGTTGTTTACACCACTCTTCAAAGCTGAGAACGCCAGATGTTTTGATCTGGAAGTTGAATCATCGACTGGTGTTGCTCAGTACGCTGACCGCCTGTTCCTCTCTGCAACCACTGACGGCATCAATTACGGACGTGAGCAGATGATTGAGCAGAATGAACCGTTCGTTTACGACAAACGCGTTTTGTGGAAGCGAGTAGGGCGCATCAGGAAAAATGTCGGCTTCAAATTGCGCGTTATCACGAAGTCACCTGTCACTCTGTCTGGCGCTCAGATAAGGATCGAGTAATGGCTGATTCGAATCTCAACACCCCTGTTATTGTGCAGGCGACGCGGCTCGATACATCAATCCTTCCACGCAATATATTCAGCCAGTCTTACCTGCTGTATGTCATTAATCAGGGGGCTGATGTCGGCGCAATTGCCGGGAAGGCAAATCAGGCTGGTCAGGGCGCTTACGATGCTCAGGTGAAAAACGATGAACAGGACGTCGAACTGGCAGATCACGATTCAAGAATCACCGCAAACACAAAAGCGATAAATCTCCTTGAGGTCAGGTTAACAACCGCCGAAGGGAAGATAGTCGTACTGCGTAGCGATGTTGATTACTTGCTGGATGAGGTTATCGATATTCAGGCGCATCTGGTCACTGTTGACAAAAGACTGGATGGCGTAGAAAGCGATGTATCTGACATTAAGAGTGATTACGTATCGAAAACCGTAACCAAATTGCAGTCTCTTGCGTCACCGCTGGATGTAAAAACATCATATTCAGTTGATGGAATTCAGGTTGTTGGAGCAAGAAATACCGGATGGACTGCAGCCACAGGTACACCTCTTCTTGGCTCATTCAACGCTAACCAGTCATACACGGTCGGCACTACGTACACACAATCCGAAGTCGCAGCTCTCGCTACAGGTTTGCAGCAGGCGCGGCAGCGTATTCTGGCGCTTGAAACAGCACTTAGATTACATGGGCTGATTGACTGATGATTACATTCAAACCAACGCGAAACATCGACCTGATAGAAGCAGTCGGAAATCACCCTGACATTATTGCCGGGAGCAACAACGGTGATGGATACGACTACAAGCCTGAATGCCGTTACTTTGAGGTTAACGTGCACGGTCAGTTTGGCGGCATTGTTTACTATCAGGAGATTCAGCCGCTTACATTCGATTGCCACGCCATGTACCTGCCAGAGGTTCGCGGATTCAGCAAGGAAATCGGGCTGGCGTTCTGGCGATACATTCTGACTAACACCACCGTTCAGTGCGTCACATCGTTCGCTGCACGCAAATTCCGCCACGGGCAGATGTACTGCGCAATGATTGGCCTTAAGCGTGTCGGAACCATCAAGAAATACTTCAAGGGCGTGGATGACGTGACGTTTTACAGCGCCACACGTGAAGAACTAATCGACTTCCTGAATCACGGGAGATAGCCATGTTATATGCATTTAAGCTGGGCAGAAAACTGCGCGGCGAGGAACCGTATTGCCCTGAAAAAGGCGGGAAAGGTGGCAGTTCTGATAAAAGTGCAAAGTATGCCGCAGAAGCTCAGAAGTATGCCGCAGACCTGCAAAATCAGCAGTTCAACACCATCATGAACAACCTGAAGCCGTTTACTCCTCTGGCTGGGAAGTATGTCGGCAGCCTTGAGAACTTATCGTCTCTGGAAGGGCAAGGTCAGGCACTTAACCAGTATTACAACTCTCAGCAGTATAAAGACCTTGCAGGTCAGGCTCGCTATCAGAGTCTGGCGGCAGCGGAAGCAACAGGTGGATTGGGTTCCACCGCAACCAGTAATCAGTTAGCAACAATCGCACCAACGCTTGGTCAGCAATGGCTGTCTGGACAAATGAACAATTACAACAACCTGGCAAATATCGGTCTTGGCGCTCTTCAGGGGCAGGCAAACGCCGGGCAAACATATGCCAACAACATGAGCCAGATTTCACAGCAAAGCGCGGCTCTTGCAGCGGCAAACGCCAACCGACCGTCAGCATTGCGGCAGGGTGTTAGTGGTGCTGCATCCGGTGCGCTTTTGGGTGGTGGCATAGCCAGTGCTCTCGAGCTATCAACTCCGTGGGGTGCTGGTATCGGTGCTGGTCTTGGTCTGCTTGGCTCGTTGTTTTAAGGGGTAATCAATGGCTACTTGGCAACAGGGTATTAATTCTGGTGGTTTTCTGGCTGGCATCGGTACGCAAAATGAGAATGCGCCAAAGGCAAGCGACATTAACGCAACGCTTGGTCTGATTCGCGAAAACAATGAACTGGCTCGTTCAGGTGCAAATAACGTTGGTCTGACCGCGTTACGTGGTCTGGCTGGAGTTGCTGATATTTATAAGCAGCAGCAACAGCAGGAACGTAAAGCGGCATTCCAGAAAGGTTATGCGGATGCTTATGCGTCCGGCGACAGGGAGCAGATGCGTAATCTTATTACAGCATTCCCCGAAGAGTTTGAGGAAGTCCGTAAAGGCATGGGGTATGTCGATGACGCCCAGCGGGATGATTTTGGCAATCTGGCGCTTAAGGCTCAGGTCGCTTCGTCGCTTGGTCCGGGTGCATTTGGCAGGTTCATGATGGATAACGAAAAGGAGATGCGTCGTTTAGGTATCCCTCCAGAAACTATTGCGGAAATGCAGGTTAATGACCCGCAGGGCTTCCAGCACTTCACAGGTAATCTGGCACTATTTTCTCTCGGTCATGAGAAGTATTTCGATATCAAAGATCAAATGGAAGGTCGGGATATTGAGCGTGGCAAGTTGGCAGAGACAATCCGCAGCAATCAGGCTGGCGAGGCGCTAACAGCGCGTGGTCAGAATATCACGATGCGCGGTCAGGATTTATCGATGCAGAGAGCATCAATGAAAGGGGCGGTTGGGAATAATGAGCGTACAGTTCAGTTAGCAGATGGCAGAACTGTAACGGTAGGCGGGAAGCTTCACGGCGCTGGGGCTAATGCGTTCTACGAAGGTATCGACAACGAGGGGAATATGGTTCGCGTTCCTGCTGGTTCTATTGCCGCTCCAGCTACATCGGCAGCAAGCGCGCAGAATTACGCAATGAAGAAAGATCTTGATGCAATTTCTGGCGCATCAATTGACGATCTTGGCTTCATGACAGGTATTACAGGTTCTTCAGGTTCTTTTGCTCTTGGTGCAGATATTCGTAGCAGGGCATCTGGTGTTGAGGAGAGGAAACTATACAACGCTGCACAGCGAATCCAAGGAAAGATGCAGAATCAGGGCATTGCAGCAGCCAGAGACATGGGGGCATCCGGTATCAACACCGTTGCAGAAGCAAAGATGTATTTTCAAGGTATGCCACAGGTTGATTTCTCAAGTCCTGAAGCGCTGCAACAATCAATGCGCGACATTCAGCAATATACCGACAATTACAACCAGCAATATAACGTTAATGTTGGTAATGGCGGGAAGAAATCATCAAGGCAACAGCCAGCTACTCAGCAATCAGCAGGAGGTAGCTACACGTCAAAATCAGGCATTCAATTTACGGTGGAATGATGAAAGTAACTGCAAATGGTAAGACATTTACCTTTCCTGATGGTACGAGCACGGAAGATATTGGCACCGCCATTGATGAGTATTTTGCTGGTCAGGCTGTTCAGCAACAAACAGTTAATCAGGCCAATAATGAACCAGCGCGTGAAGAACCATCATTGATGCAACAAGCTGGCGATTGGCTCACTGGTGGTCAAAGTGCAGGGCAAATTGCAGAACAGGCTGGTCGTGGTCTGGTAAACATACCATTTGACGTATTGCAGGGTGGCGCAAGTCTGATTAATGCAATCAGTCAGGGGCTTGGTGGGCCAAAAGTATTGGATGATGTCTATCGTCCAGTCGATCGACCGACAGACCCTTACGCGCAAGCCGGTGAAACAATTGGGGGGTATCTCCTGCCAATTGGCACAGCGGCAAAAGCTGCTGGAGCGCCAGCAAAGCTCGCTGGAGATATCGGTTCCGCAGGAAACATGATTGCAGGTTCTCTTGCTGATGCTGCAAATCAGGAGGGCGACTTTGCACAAAATGCTGCCATTAACGGTGGTATCAATATTGGTGCTCAGGGGATACTTTCTGGGGCTGGAAGGATCTTAACCTCTAAATCACCTCAAGTTCTTGGTGGCGGGGCAATAAATTCCGCTGCTGATGTTTCGAAAATGGCAAAGTCTGGTACAGGAAGAGAGATTATCGCCAGACAGTCAGCTAATGTGTCAGACGAAATAGCAAAAGCAGCAGATACTGCTGGAATAGATATCAACGCATTAACTCCTGGCATGAGATCAGGTAGTCGTGGTCTTGCTCAGGCGGAGGGGATTCTGGCGTCAAAGCCCGGAATTACACAGGATGCACACACCAAAGCATTCAGTGAAATAGAGTCGAAATTTAACTCAGCATTGGATGAGTTTGGGGCTGAAGCAGGAACTGCATCAGAAAAAAGTGCAGCCATAAAACAAAGGGTTTTGGCAAGTATTGATAAAATGAAAAATTCAGAAAAGGCCGCATGGGATAGCGTTCGCTCCACGATGCCTGACGCAAAGGCCAGAATGTCAAACCTGAACGCTACAATTCAGGGTGATATTTTGGCTGGCATGCCGCTAACTCCTGAGATGAAACAATTCGCATCTGCTTATGCTAAAACTGGTAAAAAAGGAATCACGTTTGATGCCATGAAGGCATGGCGAAGTAAACTTGCTGACGCAGAGCAGAAGTATATAAGGTCTGGTGAGGCAAATACGGCAAGGCGCATGGCTGAGCTTCGTGATGCAGCAACGGAAGATATGCGCATAATGGCTCAAAATGGTGGTTTTCTTGATGACTGGCAAAAAGCTAATGATCTGTCAAAGGCAAGATTTACAGCACAAGAACAGGCTGAAGCAGCGTTTGGTAGAGACCTTGCAACTGATCAGTTGGTAACTAATGGCTCTAAGGCGTTGCAGGGTTCAGCAAAAAGTGGAACAGGTCAGTTCCATAAAATAATAAGCGCCCTACCTGAGTCGGAACGCGCGCCAGCAATTGCATCAATATTACAAGATGCGGTATCGCAAGGGGTACGCGGAGGTAAGTCTGAAGAGGCTGGAATTAAGCATATCGCGACTATTCTTACCCCACAAAACGTGAAGGCAATTAGTCGATATTCTCCAGAGCTTGGTAGGATTGCCAGGGGGTTTGGAGAACTTGCAAGAGCAGCAACAAAGCCACTTCGATATGTTGAACAAACAGGGCGCTCTATGCCAGCCATTAGCACTCTTGAGAATGGCCTTCATCCAGTTTTAGAGAGCGTATTGTCTGGCGCTTTTCCAACCGCTGGCGCTATCGCAGGGTTCTCTGGAGGAGGTGTTATTGGAGCAATAGTGGGTGGCGCTGCAGGTGGAGCAATTGATGCAATAGCAAAAGGATCGATAGCGAAATTATCCGCAACCAGAAGTGGTCGTTACGCTATTGAAAAGGCTGTTCAAGAGGCGACAAAGGCAGTTAAAGTTGGGGCAAGTGATGGCGCATTAGCGGCGGCGGAACGCAGATTTATGGCAAATAAGGCCGCCGTAAAAGCAATTCGCGATGCACTAGGAAACGAAGAGTTCCAGCGTTTGTCGAGGGCTGGGATTGTGGCATCGCTAAGCGGAATGGCACAGGATTGAGGTGACGCCATGGATGGCTATTTTTTAAGGTAATAATCATCAAAATCGCAAGAAGCGGATATCACAGAACTTGAATCCATAGAAAAAGACAGGGTTTCGCATGCCTTTCCGGCCTGATGATATGCATGGATATCACCGGATACATATCCTCCTGTAGAAAACAACGATTTTTCACCGTTTTTTTCTACAAGAATGTGCTTATCTGAATCATTAATAAACCAAATGGAAATAGAGTGACTTTCGCCAAGGTCTGTTCTATTGAACACCTTAGGTTGGGTACCCTTGACAGCATTTTCGGCTCGCATAATCAGTTCAGCGCTTTTTTTGCTATTTTTTTGTTCTGTATAGATTTTGTCTGCCACAAAATAAACAATGGCAATGGCTAACAAAGATAGGGAAATCAGCAATGCCTTTTTAATCAATTTTTTGGCATCCCTGTAAATCTCAACTGATAATTTTTCACTCACACCAACCTCCTTAGTTTTGAGCAGGATACCAGATGATAATGTGTCGCTTCCTAAAGGATATCAAAGCAACGGGATTTCAAGGTAAACTGCGGTTGCCAAAATACTAACATCTTCATTTCTAACAAGAATATTAGGATACATTGGGTTTAGGGATACTAGGTTTGTCTCTATTTCACCAATGTAAACCTGTTTGAAGCTCAATATTTGCTCTTTATCCAATGATGCTATTACATAATCTTTGCTTTTAGCTTTTACTAGAGGGCTGAACGTGACAACCGATCCTCTGGGAAAGCTAATACCTGAACTTGTAGTCATAGCTTCACCTTCAATAGTCAATGCAAATGCAGAGTCACCAACATTGTATATTGCCGGATGAAATCTAGACGATGAATGTTCACCTGTGTTTAGGTAATGCATAACTTCATCTAGTTTGAGGATTGGTATTTGCTTTACCAGAACGTCAGGCATGACGTTTTTTGTTCCCGGACCCTGACCTTCACCTAGAGCTAACCACTCAGCTGTAGTACCTAATGCGTTGGCTAATGCCTGCAATACCCGAAGCCGTGGTTTAGCCTCACCACCCTCGTATGCAGCTATTTGACGTTGAACAACACCAGCTAATTTTGACAACTGCGCCTGCGTCATACCCCTGGACTGTCTTGCCAGAGATACTCTTGATGGGAATTGATCGTCAAAATTCATTAGTTCACCATAAAAAATTCATTGACTCATACTGAGTGTGAGTGAATAATCAAACTACAAAAAGTGAGATTATGAGTTTTTTAAAAACAGGAGTGCATAATGACTGAAAAGATATCTTCCATCAAGCCGCGTCAGGTTCGTTTTACAGAAAAGGTTGATTCACATATCCGCGAATCAGCAAAAAGATGCCATAGGTCAATTCAGGCAGAGATAGCTTATCGAATGGAGTTATTGATGAAACTTGAGGCAAAGGGCGATGTTGTCATCCAATAAAAATAGTGAAGCCCGGCAGTGCGCGAACACAAACCGGGCCTCTATGTCAGTAACCGTATGCAAGGAAACTAACATGAGTATTGTAGCAAAATCAGATTACAACTTCCACGGAGTTGAGTTGGTGCCCACCCGTGATATGCATGGTGTTTGGTTTACATCATCTAATATTGCATCTGCACTTAAATACGCAAATAGTCGTGCAGTAACAATGATTTATAACAAGTATAGCGATGAGTTTAGCGCCGGAATGACTCAGGTACTCGAAGTGAGTACCTCAGGAAATTATCGCAAAAAAGTGCGAGTTTTCTCACTACGCGGTGCCCACCTAATCGCGATGTTTGCTCGCACTCCGGTAGCCAAAGAGTTCCGCCGCTGGGTGCTGGATATTTTGGATCGGCAGGCAGAATGCTCACCGATTGCAAAACAGTTTACTGACGAAGAACTGGTTAATCTCTGCTACTTACAATTGTGGATGGAGAAGAGTCAACAAACGTGCAAACACATCTACCCAGGAATGAAGCAAATTGGTTCTGAGCTTTCAGGAAGGATTTACGATATTGCATATGAGACTCGCTACATGTCAGAAGAAACCAAGAAATCACTTCTTCGTGAAATGAAGAATCTTGATACCAACAATTTTGTCGTAAAGAACGCTCAGCCAATGCTGGCAAAACTTCGCGGCGAGGAATGGATTCATTGATTGGTGCGCCGGACTGCGCAAAAAGAAAACCGCCAGTGTGCTGCTGGCGGCCTATGTCACACCCTTACTACCACATAAGGAATGCCTAATGACTTTTAAGAATGTAGCAAACATCGGATCCGTTGTCACGGATAAAACCATTGATAGCCAGTACCTGTTAGAGATGGTCAATCATGCTCGTAGACAGTGCGGGGAAAAAGAAGTCCGAAATAACGACTTTATTGCACGCATTAAGGATGAACTTGAAGGTGAGCACTACGAAATTTTCGTAGTTCAAAAATCAAACAAGACAACTTCTGAAAAAGTTGTTATGTCAATTAAGCAAGCCCTTCGAGTGGCTGCTCGTGAATCTAAAGCTGTTCGCCGCTCACTTGTAGACCAACTTGAAAGTATGCAAGAAGCGCACATTAAAAGCGGTAAATCGTCGAGTGGACTTGTTGAGTATCGCCAGGCGCGAACATTGAAAATGACGGTTGAAGCTGTTACCAATCTGTTCGATTTGATGCCAAATCTTGCGCCGGAAGCAAAGCAGACTGCGGCAGCAAGCATAATCAACCCGATCGTTGGTTTTAATGCAATACCTCTTCCAGCAATAGAAGAGCATTACTACTCAGCAGGGGAGGTTGCAGAGCAGCTTGGAGTAACGGCCAACAAGATTGGTCGCATTGCTAACGCAAACAACCTCAAAACTGAGCAGTACGGTAAGTTCTTCCTGGATAAATCTGCGCATTCCAGCAAACAGGTGGAAGTATTCCGCTACAATGCGGAAGGTGTTAAAGCACTACAACACCTGATTCATGGGAGTAATGTTGCATAATGGCAAAGAAAAAATATGGCATTATGTCGCCAAGAATCAAAGGAAGAGCCAGGGTAAAAGGCGATGCTGGGAGGTATCACATTCTTGGAGTTCTGTGGCATGAGAGAGCTTTAATTTTAAGTAGACCTCATGGGTACATTGAAAAGGTATCTATAGATAGAGTAGAGATTCTTCCCCTTACACCTGAAGAAGAAGAAACGTACGGACTTTTTGATAACTAACCAACTAAACCCGCTTAATCGCGGGTTTTTTCTTTTCTAAGGATATCAGCCGCAACTTCTTTTACTCGTTCCGAGATTAATGAGGCCAGCCTCTCTTCTTCATCACGATACCCGCTTACAGGTGATGGTTTGGAGAGAGCATCCTGAACGATTTGTAATAACTCAGAGTTCATTGACCTTCCGTTAGCCTCTGCTCTTAATTTCAATTTTTCTCTTACTTCCAAAGGCATACGGAAGTTAAAGTGCGGATCGTTTCTAGCCATGCCATCACCCCAAGTTAGTGTATTGACATGATAGAAGCACTCTACTATATTCTCAATAGGTCCACGGTGGATCTATATTGTGAGGTAAATATGAAAGGAATGAGCAAAATGCCGCAGTTCAATTTGCGGTGGCCTAAAGAAGTATTGGATTTGGTGCGTAAGGTGGCGGAAGAGAACGGGCGATCTGTTAACTCTGAGATTTACAAGCGAGTGTTGGACAGCCTGAAGAGAGAGGGGATAACGGTATGAGGTTTATTGAGGTTGATGAGATTGGCTATGAGAATGCACTTGGTAGAGGTAAATCTTTAGTTAACATTGATGGCATTGAATCGATAAGGAGTGGTGAATTTACGGAGATCAGAATGATGTCAGGCGGAATCATTCCTTGCCGTGATTCAGTAGAGTCAATCAAATCAAAAATGAGTGGTCAGTGGCTTTATAGCTACAGTGACTTACAAAAACAGTGAAGCCCCAACTGCGGGAACAGTCAGGGCTTCGGTTGTCGGTAAATCCGTGGAGAAAAACCAACATGAATAGTATAGCAATTTTAGAAGCAGTGAACACCTCTTACGTGCCTTTCAATGGTCAGCAGATTTTAACCGCTATGGCTGCCGGAGTGACTTATGTAGCGATGCGTCAAATTGTGGAAAACATTGGTATCGACTGGACTGGTCAATCTGTTAAGTTGCGTAAAATGAAGGACAAATTCAACTGTAGAGATATCTCTATGGTTGCCGCTGATGGCAAGTTACGTAAGCTTTTATGCATCCCGCTGAAGAAGTTAAATGGATGGCTGTTCAGCATCAACCCTGAGAAAGTTCGTGCTGACATCCGTGATAAACTGATTCAGTACCAGGAAGAATGCTTTACTGTACTGCATGACTACTGGACAAAGGGAAAGGCAGAAAATGCACGTAAGAAAACATCTGTTGATGACAGGACTCCGCTTCGTGATGCTGTAAATATGCTGGTCAGCAAAAAGCATCTAATGTACCCAGAAGCTTATGCAATGATTCATCAGCGTTTCAATGTGGAAAGTATTGAAGAGCTTGATGCATCTCAGATACCGCAAGCCGTAGAGTACATCCACAGGGTAGTGCTTGAAGGTGAGTTTATCGGCAAACAAGAGAAGAAAACCAACGAGCTTTCTGCAAAAGAAGCAAACAGCCTTGTATGGTTATGGGATTATGCCAACCGTTCACAGGCATTATTCCGCGAACTGTATCCGGCATTAAAACAAATTCAATCGAACTATTCCGGCAGATGTCATGACTGCGGTTATGAGTTCTCCCGTATTATCGATATGGCGAGAGATGTTTTAATCAACCATACACGAGATGTTGATATTAATGAGCCAGACGGACCAACGAATCTTTCCGCATGGATGAGACTTAAGAATAAAGAATTACCTCCTTCAGTACATAACTACTGACAGATAACCAACGCAACGACCCAGCTTCGGCTGGGTTTTTTTATGCCCAAAATTCACCGTAGCCATGCTTCGGCGATTCCTTGTATCTGGAGCAAATTAAATGACAGACATTACAGCCAATGTGATCGTATCGATGCCTTCGCAACTCTTCACTATGGCGCGTTCTTTTAAAGCCGTAGCCAATGGCAAAATTTATATCGGTAAAATTGACACTGACCCAGTAAATCCTGAAAACCAGATTCAGGTTTATGTGGAGAATGAAGACGGTTCTCACGTTCCTGTTTCGCAACCAATCATCATTAACGCTGCTGGATATTCTGTATATAACGGACAGATTGCCAAATTCGTTACCGTGCAAGGCCATTCTATGGCTGTTTATGATGCGTATGGTGCGCAGCAGTTCTATTTTCCTAATGTGCTGAAGTATGACCCTGATCAACTACGGCAGCAATTAGAAGACCCAGATGGAGCGAATAAATACCCAAAACTTCAGATAGCAAGATGGAGAGACAGTTATGATGTAAGAGGTTGGGGGGCTATTGGTGATGGTGTTCATGATGATACATCAGCTCTATCAGAATTACTTTCTGTTGCAACAGGTGGTGAAAAGATAGATGGGCGAGGGCTTACTTTTAAAGTATCAACTCTTCCAGATGTCAGTCGATTTAAAAATGCTCGTTTTTTATTTGAGAGAATACCGGGTCAGCCTCTTTTTTATGCTTCTGAAGATTTTATCCAGGGAGAGTTATTTAAAATTACAGATACACCGTGGTACAACGCCTGGACGCAGGATAAAACGTTT